TGTACGTCGTGCCGCCAAGAGTATACCTGAAGTTTGTTCCGTTGGACCAGAAGTCGCCGTTGAGCGGAGACGAAGGGGTCGTGGAACCGAAGTTCAGGCGCGCCGATGAGGCCGACGACGTAGGGTCGAAGACGCCGTCGATAAGCAGACGGCCATCGTTCGACGAAGTGTCGTAGCCGAGGTCTTGGGTCAGGGGGTAGAAGCCGACCGACGTGATGTAGCCCTGAGAGGTCACCCACGACTCGGTAGCGTAACCAGCCAGGCTGGACGAGGTGAGGAAGCTTGAAGGGTTGCTCGCGTCGTACTTGGCGTTAAGCGCGTTCTGAAGGTCGGTCTGGTTGGACAGCGTGCCGCCGATGCTACCCCACGTCGTCGCCCCAGGAGGGCCGGGGTAGGCGGTCGTCTGGATGGTCGCGTCGGGGAAGACGATGCCCTGCGAGGGCTGAATCGTGAACTGACCGTGGCCGGCTTGGCTGAGGGTCAGGAAGGTCGCGCCGAGGTTGGCGACCGACGTGCCAGAGCCGGGAATGTTGACGCCCGCAAAGGTCGGGGTGTTGAGCGATCCGAGGCCGAGGTTGTCGCGGGCCGTGGCGAAGTTGGTCAGGCTTCCGAGGTTGTCCGCCTTGGTCAGGTATGGGGTCAGCGCCGAAGCCGTCAGGAAGTTTGAAGGGTTGCCCGTCAGGGGATAAAACCCAGCCGTCACCCAAGACTCGGTGGCCAAGCCCGACAGGTTAAGGGTCACCCAGTCGGTCGCGTAGTCGACGCCCGAGGTCTTCTGGAGGAACTGGCCAGACGTGCCGCCAGCAGGCAGGCCAATGCCAGCAGGGCCAGCAGGCCCAGGGACTCCCACGCTACCCGACAGGGTGCCAGTAATGATGCCAGTGATGGTTCCCGTGACCGTGGACTGGTCAGCCGCGAACGTGCCGGTGATAGTCCCGAAGGTCGAGGCCGTCGAAGTGATCGTCGCGTCAGGCATGGTCGGCGGCGATTAGGCGGTGACGCTGTCGATGACGTTGACGCGGAAGATTTCGGTGCGGGAGATGGTGTCCCCAGGGAAGACGAACTTGATGTCCCAGCGACCGTTGCCGATGGCCCAGTTGGAGGTGTCGCCGTTGTAGTAGACCGAGAAGGACAGGCCGTTGACCGCCTTCTGGACGGTCAGGGGGTAGACGTTCATCTGACGGTCCTCGAGGGAGGAGGTGATGGTCGTGGTCAGCAGGTCGGCAGGCCCCGAGGCACCGGGCGTCCAGGTGAACGTGCAGGCGAAGGTGTTGCCCCTCGAGACGGTTACGGTGTTAGAGCAGCTCATCGGGTCTAACCTTGCCCCGATTGGAAGGGGGGTCAGGGAAGGACCGCCATGCCGTCGATGCTCGAAAAGCCAGGAGATAGGTCTATGTTAAAAGGCGGTGTGAACTCGACATATTGACCCGCCGCCGTGTAGGCCGATGCGGTAAGGTTTACACTGTCGGTCGGGCTACTTAGAAGCGCGCCAAGGAACTGATCAAAGTCCTGATTATCCAATCCAGTCCAGACCATGTAGCCGTTCCAGCTAGAAGGGCTTCCGGCCTGAGGCCACCTGATTTCAGATCCTACAATCCCGAAGCCAACAGGCTGACACCTAAACATACTGCCAGAGTCGTCTACGAAGAAGGTCGGGGGATAAGTAACGCCATCTCCCTCGTCCTCGTATTCGCGGTTATGAATGGTCTTATTGTTAAGGAAATTTGGCGGGATAAGATTATCAGGCCAACTTCCATTGTGCATGGGACTCCTCATGGCTCCCCATGTGCAGAAAGTCTCGTCGTCTCCCATAACGTAGGCCATCAGATGCGGGCGTAGTAGTAACGTGCCGTAGTCGTACCTAGTTTGATGCGGTCGCCCCACAGGGAAGAACTTACGTCTTGATAAATGGTAATAACGTTAGACGAGTTAATCGAACCGTGCGCCAGCAGGATGTAGGCTTCGGTATCGGTATCGGTTTGCACCGTCCCGACCGAAATGATGCGAGGATACCTGGTCGAGGTCGTGTCGTCAGAAGGGTATTGGCTGCTCGTCCCATCAGGCCCCGTTCGGAGATAGATGTAGTATATGCCGGCAGATGTAGTGATGACGCCTTCAGGTGGGTCTGGAATGCCGGCGGTCAGTCGGTCTAACTTGATCCATGATCCGGGGTCGTCTTCAAGTTGCGGGACAAGGTTGTTGATGGTGCCGGGGTAGACCTTATAAAAAGCCGTGTTTGTCGCGGTATCATAACGCAGTCCGTATACCTGCAATGGATGCAGCCCTATCGCACCCTGATTGAAAGCGGCGAACGGGTCTTCCGTATTCAAAGTGAAGCCATAGCCGCTGGAGCTAAAGCCATATCCCGAGCCTGGTTGGATGTTGCTCATGCGCGCACGTAGACTTCAGCAGGGTAGCCCTCGCGGTTGAAGCGCAGCTCATAATTAATTTTGAAGATTAGCGGTGCTCCGCTAGGCTGAACACAGTAGTCTTCAAATGAGACTTGAGAGAGCATGAGGGTATCGCGCGACGTTCCTTTGACTGATGCCGTCCATGAAGTTCCGACATGATCGGGAAGCAGTTTGGTTCCGCTGAAAGAGTTGGTCTGGCTTGTCTTGCCTACGGCATCACGAAGCGATGTGACCACGCCTGCGCTGATAGTGTAGATGCAACCAGCGAAGGAAGTCGTCGGGGCAAGGTACTGGTTTTTGCCGTAGAAATACTGTTTGTCGGCTGCGGATGAATCAAGGAATCCAACGAAGCCGCCGGCATTCGTGGCCGTCCCCTTAAAGTGTGCTCCGAACACACCGCCTACCCTATAGTCGGGGTTGATGGCCGACGTCGTGAAGGTCGTCCCGTTTCCGGCGATGGCGGTCGAAAACCCAGTGGCAGGACCGAAGAAGTTCGGGTGCGTCGTGATGTGCTCTGACGTAAGGCCATGAGAGGCTGTCACGTTCGGGCGGGTAGTGCTTCCTACTGAGCTATTGATGCCTACATATTCGACGGTAAGTTCGTCAATCTGTAGGGTATTGCGCTTAAGGGTGAACTTATGGACGAACAGGTCGGAATACTGCGGATGCACCTGACCGCCGACGATGGCCGTACCGCCTACCGTCTGATCTACCTGATAGAAAGTCTTGGCAGTCAGAAGGCCGTAGCCGTCAGTCTCGTAAGTCGAGCCTGGCTGGACGAACTTAGTGGTTAGGGCATTGCCATTTTTGACGATAGCCATGGTTATTTATTCTTGGTGAGAAGGGCGGCCCGGGACGGCGAGGCGTTGGCTGGGGTCTGGGGCGTGGCTCCCGATGCGGTCACATCTATCGAGGGCATTGAGTTAGATTTAGCCGCAATGGTCTGAAGGCAGGCCAGTTGCTCGCGGGCGATGACTTGCTGCTCTTGGAGCGCGGTCACGACAGGGTTGGCGCCGACGCCGATGACGTTGCCGGAAATTGAGCCAGGGATAGTGGTAGACGCTTCCTTCTTAGCGGCCGCGGCCTTGGCGTCAGCCTCCTCCCTCTTGATGCGTTCGGCTGCTTCCTTCTGCTTACGCTGGGTTTCCTCCCAATTAGTAGCCGGGTCAGCGGCCACGCTTTTCGCGATTAGTTTTTGGACCTCATCTTGAATTGCTTTTTCGCGTGAAAGGTTATTGGCAGAGCTGAATGAGGCGGCACCACTCATGCCGGGTGGCAAGGCCATTTTATAGCGGTCGACGATTGCCTTGCCTCGCGGATCGTTCTGAAGGAAGTCCAGAGTCACGTCTTCGCGGGCGGTCTGCGCTTCTTCGGCGGTCTGCTTGGTCTTCTTTTCGCGCTCAGTCTTGCGGGCCCAATACCTGTCCTCGGCGGACATAAGGGCATTAGTACCGTCGATGGCCGCTTGGGCGGCGTCTTCGTGCCTCTTCTGGTTGTCTGCGATTAGCTTTGAAATCATGCCTAGCGCACCCTGCAGCAGGATCATCGGGGCGGTGAAGCCGAGGAAGATGTCCTTGAACGCCGTGCTGAACTTTTTCTGGATATCCTCGACCTGCTTGGAGAAGGACACGGTCGCCGACTTGGCCTTATCCATGGCCTTCGGCACGTCCGACGTCGTCTTGATGTTAACTTCTAGGGATTGGGCCATCGGCGGGGGTGCTTTCCTTTGCAGGATTGGAAGCGGACTCGCGGGCCTCCTTGGCTAGTTCTTCGGCCATGAAGGCTTCCTCTTCAGGCGACATGATCGCCACGTCCGCACCCTTTCGGATAGCCAGGGCGGAGTTGAGCCAGATGGCCTGACACTCCGGCATCTCCCATGCCCGCTGTTCAGGGATGCCCGATGCGATGAGGTTCGCCACGATGGACAGCGGCCAAGGCACCCCCTTGTCCCCGCCCCCTGATTTGGTCTTGGTCTTCTCCCAGAACTTGGGCCAATCCTGGACGAGGATGTAACCGGCGAAGGCTTCCAGCAGGCGTTCAAACCGAGCTTGGTTTCTGTTCAATACCATGATGTTTAACTTATCCCTCCAGCCTATGTCGCCCAGCGGTTCCTCGGCGCATACTTGGCAGGCGAAGATAAGGTCCGCAGGAGTGATGCCGCGGGAGCCGGTCACCAGCGGGGAGTCGAAGGCCATCAGCCTTACGCGGTACTTCATGCACCACGGGTAAAGCACTCGACCCAGCAACCGAAAAGGCGCCGGGTCGATATAGGCATTCAGGAAGCGGCGGTCCACTTCCTTGATGCTACCCCCTTTTCAGGGGTGTCAATTACGCGTAAGAGATGCTTTCGAAGTCGACGGCAGTCACCGACACGCTGGTGAAACCTTGGCTAGAGCCCTTATCGTCTACCTTGGTGATCACTCCCACGAAAGAGGCCGAAGCCGAGCCAGCGGGATAGGCCGAAGCGGTGTTGACCGTGAAGGAAAGAGTGGCGCCAAGCTGAGGAATGGACGAGGTCTTGGCGATGCCTTCGATGGTAATCTCGGACTTGCGGTCGTCGAGGCGGTGGGTGACCGTCAGGCCGGCTTCGCTGACAACCGTGGCCTCGGCATTGAAGGAGGACGACAGGCTGTAGGACTGCACGAACAGGTTTGAGACAGTGCCTGCGACTCCGTAGATGCAGGTCGTTCCGTTAGAGATGGCGGCCATTTGTATTTGCGGGCTTTGGAATTTGCTCAGGCGGGCAGGACCACCAGCACGTCAAAGGCGAAGGAGGTCGCCCAGGAGCGTTCGTCAATGCCCTCGTCCTCGGAGGTCATGGTGACGTCATAGCAGGCCGCGTCGGTCGAGGCGACGAAGGCCGCCTTGATGGAGGTCAGGTCACGCATATTGCCCGACAGCGCGGCGCAGCGGGCACGGTGATCGGCGAGGGTCGTGTCGTCGGCGTTCGAAAACAGGGTGATGCGGACGGAGCAGGAGTAATTGCCGAGGCCCTCGGGGAGGTCGCCAGGGGCCCGGGCAGAGTCGCAGAGGACGACCGCCTTGGGCAGGGTCTGGGTCGCGGCGCTGTCCCCAGTCAGGAAGGTGACGGTGGTCAGCCCGGTCTGGGTCGAGAGGTAGGTCGCAAGGGTGGACTCTACGATGTGACGGATGGATTTGGTGCCCATAAAGGTTTAACGGATCGTGCCGTTGTTGAAGTCGACGACGTCCCGCTTCAGGAACTTCTCAAGGTCGCGCTCAATGCGGGCTACGGCGTTCCCATAGACTAGGTTGAGGACGTGGTTCTTCGTGCCCTTGTCGTCGTTGTTGCCGATGGCGTTGCCGACGCGGATGTTGACCGCCTTCTGCGTGGAGTAGACGGACTGGATGACGTTGCCGGGGTGCTTCTTGACGTAGCCCGCCACGCCCTTGCGGCCGAAGTTCTGTTCGACCCCCTTCTTCTTGGGCTTGGGCAAGGACTGCATGGCGTTCCACCAGCCGGCCTTGAGTTTGCCGACCTCTTGCTGGCGTTCCTTGATGTATGCTTTCAGTTCGGACTTCGAACCGACGAGGAACTTGCCCATGTAGTCGCCGCGGCCTTTCTCAATCTTTGTCTTCCCTTGGCGGGTCAGACGCTTGAAGCGGTTGTGGACTGGACGCAGGTCGGTCACGAGCTCGTTACCGGGCTTGCCGCTGGACTGGTTGAAGAAGTTCTGGGCCTTGCGGTAAGACCGCAGGACGTCGGAGTCCGCCACGATCTGATTGGGGATGACCGCGTCGAAACTGATGGACCGCTCCTGGGCTTGCTTCTTGGCCGTCGTGAAGTCCCCGAAGTTACGGCGCTTGGCAGCCGATGCGAGGTTGTTGAGCATCATGGCCCCGGCAACCTTGGCCTTGTCGTTCTGGGCGACGAAGAGCGTGTTGATGTCGCGCTCGACCGCACGGCGACCGACGAGTTCTGCCTGTTTGGTTTCGCCTCCGCCCCCGCCTAGTTTGAACGGAGGGGTGAAGATGATGGCGTCTCGGCACATCAGGGCCGCTTCCCGGAGGGCCGCGTATTCGATGGTCCAGCCGACCTCCTGAGCCATGGAGGTCAGCGCCTTGTTGAAGGTCGTGACGTTGGTGTGGACGAGGCCCACTTTACTGGTTGTCGTCGATGACGACGAGCGTGATCCATGCCGACCCGGGCTTGTAGGTCTGGGTCGTGATGCGGACGGTCTTAGCGCCGGCCACGATTTTCTTGCCCTGGGCGAGAGAGGCGATGGGGGCACCCGAGGACAGTAGGGCCGCCGATGCCCCAATAGACCCATCTGGCTGGCTCCAGGAGGCCGTTACAGCGGGCAGGCGGACGGTGTACTGGGTCCGTTCACAATACCCCCCTGCTTCGAGCACGGTCGAGACGGCGGGGTCAGAGATGAGGCAGGAGAAGGTGATGGCCCCAGAGTTGGCCGACCCGGCCACGCCGAAGTCCGCGATCATCTCCTTCGCGTCCGCCAGAAACTCAGAGTAGAGGCTCATCCTATACTTGCCCCGATTGG